AATAAATTTCCAAAATGGCATATGAACTTATCCCTCCTTATTCGGCATTGCCCGCGCCTTACTCAAAAGCTCATTTTCACGCATGATTTGCTCAATGTTCTTGTCCCAATCACCACCTGTGAGCTCAATGGTTTCACGCTCGCGTGTGGAGAAACCTTCAGAAACTCGTTTGATAGCAGCCTCTACTTCTTTTGTAGGGTCTATTTGCCCTGGAGCCGGGCCGTTCCAGTCAGCTTTACACCATGCTTTTCTTTTGGCTGGGTCAGTAAAGAAGCCAGGTGCATTTATCCTGCCTCTGGCGACCGCTTCGGCTAACCATAGCTCATAGACGGGCTGGCAGAAATCATTCGCAAACCAGGTGCGGCGCATTCGGAAAGCTTTCCATGCTTCCAAAAGAGCCGCACGACTTGCGGAATAGCTCGCCATGAAGGATTTTGTCAAGAGCTCAAACGGCACCTCCAATGCTGCACCCACATACTTGGCCATGGCTGTGACAAAAGCATCAAAGCCGCTAGATGGCCGTGAAGGATCTGCAAACTTAACATCCTCCCCCGGTTCCAGAACATTAATCGTTCCGGCTCCAAGCTCGTAGGCGTGTGGATCTGATTCGATTCTCTGGCTGTCTTCAATGGTCTGGTTAAATATCGGGTCAGTACTATTGCCACCCTCTGTAATGATAAAGGCAGTAAAAAAGGCCTGAATAACTGCTGCTGTTAATTCGGCCTCTGCGTACCGGCTGATTTGCTTCAAACTTTCGATAACTGGTGCCAAATAAGGAACTCCACGGTATTGCTCACAGCGCTCCTGCTCCATGAGATGCAGGATGTTCGGCGTGCCAGTGATTTTACCGAAGGCCTCAACTCTCTTCCATTCTTTATTGACCTGCCCCAATGTGCTGGTAGGATACTGATTGCATATCCAATACGCAACAACCGCACCGTTATCGTCTATCTCCACACCATTGAGAATGCGATTATTATTCTCACTGTTTCGCGCTATCCCCATGGCAGTTCCGATGCTATTGGGATTGCATACTCGGTCCGCCTCGATAAGGTGAATTCTGAGCCCATATGGCATCCAATCAGTGGGCTCAACATGCTTTATCAGAGCGAAACCATCACCATTGAGAAGCCAGGACATAAGAGCTATCTGTTGGAGTTCATAAAAGTTATTAAGTCGGAGCGCATCGCACCAAACTGACTCGGCCCAAACACCGAACTCCCGCTCAGTGTTGATTTCCCAGGCGTTAGCCTGATCCCTGGTCATACCAAGATACTCATAATCGATTTGTGCTTTGAGTTTTAGTCCAGATCCGACAACATTGGTCCTGTTGGTCTTTATCGCTGAAGTGGCCAAGGGGGCACCCATATATAGGTCCCGGGATCTTTGCCGTAAGATATCCAGGTTCGTATCAATATCCTCAAACGGGCTTTTGCTATTGGCCGTCCACCCTCTGAGCGATTTTTTTACTCGGCTGGCGCCGCTCTCAGAATATCCTGTGTTCGATATCCTCCGAATAGCCGCTGCCTGCATCCTGTATATCTCTCGGTTTAGGCCAGCCCGGGGGCTGATAAAACCAATCACTCTATCAATAAGATTCGACACTTACCTCACCTCACAAATCTCGAGGAGTAATTCTGTAGGCTCTCCGATGGCCGCCTCCGGATGCAATGGTCTCAAGTTCTCTTACCTGTTGCTCCAGCTCTTTAATTGCGTTTCTGATCTCCGACAGGTTGGCCCTGGTGATAGACCTGGAGCCGATTGTATATGACTGGCCAGACAGTACGGCCAGCTCAGCTTCGTAATAAGCATTTAATCTTTCCCGGGCCTTGGCCAGACGTTCATTCACCATAACAATCACCAGCCTCTTTTATAAATCGCTTCTTTTTATGCAACCTGCCCGCCTGCGCGGATGGCTTTGTTGCATAGGTTTTGATGCTCCAGATGATTCTTTGAGCCGCTGCTCAAGCATCTCAAAATTAGGATTGAGAACGCGCATAGCTGCCATCGCATAATTTCGAAGGTCCAGAGGCTCATTCCGCACATGTTCTGATACGGTTTCCCAATATACGCGTTTTACCCCCTTGTGCTTCTTGATTACCTTGCGTTCCGATATCAGACCTTTAAAATAGTCACGGTCATAGCCTCTTGATTCATCGTCCGGAAAATGGCAGTACCCGTCTCCTATCTCCCTCATTTTCAGCCTGCTCATAATAGTTGTCTTTCCAGCATCAACGCCCAAAATAATAAGGACGGCTCTTTCTTTTTCCGTCCTTGAAACCTTATGGATAAATGGAATTCCTGGACCGCCCATGCCCTTAACGGCAAATATCCGTCGATGCTCGTTGCGCTTGCAGTATTTATATACTTCTTCTGTATAGTGGCCACCACTATCCACAGCGGTACAAGCTACTATCAAGCCTTTTCCATCTTGGAAATGCCATACTTGTGAGAGCTTCCCGTCAAGGCTATCCCAGGTGCTTTGCTGATCTGGCTTCCCAAGGATAATCCCGTATTCAATACCCCAGCTTTGCTCGCCTTTGCCCCAGCCAACTATCTCATACTCAAGGCGGTCATCCTGCACATCGACGGCAGCCGTCAGCAACAGCACACCATCCGGAAGCTCAGCGGGATAGGTTTCCCGGCGCTCCAGCAGGAAGTCTTCCTTCTCAATCTCGCCTTTCTCTTCCCAGGACTCCCCGAAAAGGGTATTAACAACAACCTTCAGCTTCTCAGGGTCATGCTTAGCCTCAAGCCATTCTTTAATGATTTTGTCCCAGGTGTACCAGGGCGAGTAAAAAGCATTAAGATGAAAAGATCTGATACCTTTGACTTCCGGACGCTGGGCAACGTATTGGCCAGGCTGAGCCTTCCATGTCTGCTCGTCAAATTTTTCTAAGCAAGCCGGGCATTGAAATTTAACATCCCAAACCTCAACATTAGAGTCAGAAACCCATCTGTGCTGGAACTTCATGCCGTAGAAATTCAGATATACATACTCACCGCAGTGTGGGCACTCAACCCGCCACTCTTCCATAGTACCGCGCTCATAGTCTTCTTCAATGCGAGACTGACCCTTTATTGTTGGTGTTGAGACTTTCACTTTTTTTCGGTTCCAAAATGTGACTGTCCGCTTTTCCGCCAGGGCAATAGGATCACCTTCACTGCCGGCGGAAGCCGGAAAGCGGTCAACTTCATCACAAAGGAGTACCCTGACAGGCCGGGATGCAAGATCCGATGGGGCATTAGCACCGGCAATGACAATATAGCCACCCGGAAACTGCTTGTGTAACGTGGAGTTTGCGCCGTCCCGGGCTTTGGGATCGCTTACTCTTTCGGCCAACACTTCTGTATCTCGGATCATTGGTGCCAATCTATCACGAGACCAGTCTTTAGCCACAGGATCCTTGTTAGGGACCACAACCATGATGCTCGAAGGATCCTGGTGTATGTAATAGCCGATGATATTCAGCAAAATCTCTGTTTTGCCAACCTGTGAGCTGGTCATGACTACAATCTCTTCAACATTAGGATCGGTAACGGCATCCATAATTTCGCGTTGATATGGTGCCCGGTCGGTATTCCATTGGCCCGGCTCTGCTGATGACTCCGGAGATAGTCTTCTATATTTGTCAGCCCATTGGCTTACCGTGAGTTTTGGAGGAGGCGCCCAGATTTTCGCGATCTTCCTGAAGAGTGAGATTGTTTTCCGTTCAATCATTTTCAGGATCACCCTGAACAACCGAATCGTTGATGAACAGTTGCGGGTCATATTCACTGAGTTCTTGCAGCGCCTCTTCAATATGTCTGCTCAATATGGACTGAATTTTGGCTATGTTGTCATATCCAATAACATATGGCGCTACCTTTGCAGGTAACGCCAACAGCTTTGTCTTTGCCCGGGATATCATATCCGTCATGACACGCTCGACATCAGTGCCGAGATGTACCTCGCCACGCATGATTTGCAGCTGCAACTCGGCTTTTTCTCTCTTGGCTCTTTCATGTAGAGCTTTTTCCACATCAATGTTGAGTTTTACTTCTTTACTACTCGCTTGTGCGTTAGCAGCTTGACGCAGGTACTCGCAGTATCTGCGTGTGCATTCAAACAGATCATACTTCCCCCGAGCTACTTCCGAAATCACGCCCTCCTCTCGGAGCTGCCGAACACGTCTATCGGTTATGCCCCATATATTGCCGAGGGTCACGCTATTAACGATTGTAACATTCAATTTATCAAGCTTTGCTGACATGTTCATCACCTGTCCAGGTTCTCTGTACTTCACCCCTCCTTATGCACTGATTTCCAGGAAGGAAGCTTCCAAAATTTTCATGGCCAAACTAGAGGATTTTTGGGGCTCGCGAGCACCACAGCCGATCAGCCGCTGGAAGAACCTACCAATTATTCCCTCCCGAGCTCTCTCTTCAAGTGATGCTCGAGCCTCAAAGACAGGCCTTCATCTATCTTCTGTTGAATCAGCTGGGATACGTTCTCATTGGTTATCATCTGCGGAATAGATACGGTAGTAAACTTTTTCAAATCATTGCGATCACGACTCATACGCTGAAATGGTATATATTGTACCTTATCAGAGGTCTTGGCGCCTGTATGCATCAGTATGTTATGGGACCTCTCGCTGAATGGACCCCCTGGTGTACGGGTATTATAATAGCGGCCGATGACCTTCTGTTTACCCTTAAACACCTGCATTTTAAGCGTATAGCTTCTTCCCGGCGGCGGAGATTTGGGTTTCATACCAAAGTGTACTGGTGTAAGCAGCCGGCCTGAAAACTCGATCTGTACGTTATCAACGAGCACCCCTGAAACTTTGATTTTCCCAACGTTCTGAGCATTCTTTTTTGCGCCCATGACTTCGGACTTTTTTATGTTATATACTGACGTAACGGCCGAAGCTATCCAGCCCGGTGCCCTGCTTTTAAAATCGCTTATGGTTCTTTTAATGACTGTCTCGCTCCCTTTATGTATTGCCTTAATCTTTTCCTCAAGGGCTTTATAATTCTTCAGACTGACCAGTATGACACCCATAGACTACCTCACCTTATAGCAATAAAAAAGAGCCTTGTTAGGCCCCATTTGTTTTGTAATTCACCATTGCTTGAAAACAATATAATCGATATCACCTTCTTTAATCTCGTCTGCATTTCTAAATATAACCTCTGTTTTTTCAATAGAGAATTCTATCATTGGCTCTACTTCGCCTTTGGGGTTAATATATGCAGGTATTATCATAAACCTCTTATGTTTAGAATACTCGCTTTTGAACATCTCCAAATACTTTGAATTGGGGCTAGGGTTCATTCGATTGCATCTACCAATTGTCATGAATAAAGCTTCGTTAAAATCGTGGCCTTCTGCCAGAATTCTATCGGCTACATGGTCTATTGAAGTATTAATATGTACTGTATAGCCCGGATCCTGACCTTTGATTTCCCCTTCTATTATTGCAATTCTAATTTCCTCGTTTTGGTCTCTTTTCCCAAACCTATCAAGCCAACCTTTAAAAATATCAATACCAGCTTGCTTATTTTGAAAAACAAATCCCATATATGGCGGATCTTTAAAGTTGGTCATGAATAAAGTGCCTTTCCATTTTGCTTCATCCCACTTTTCAATATTAATTACACTGGTAATATATAGATTCTTTTCTTCGCTCATTAGATCATCTCCTTTCATTCCCATATTTCTACACGAAAGGAGAAAATCCTTCTTTAAGCCCGGGCGCCACCGTGGAGGATCACCATGCCCGGCAGCGCCCGGGATATTATTGTCTTACACTCAGCCCCCGCCCCTGGCTATCAATGAGCGTTTAACCCAAAACAAAAGGAGCTGCATCCAAGCAACTCCTATGTTCTACCACGATATCAATATAGCACAGGCCAGTGTGCCATAGTGTGCCATGTTATGCCAACAATTTTAGAGCATCTGAGTGAATTCTATGTATCTGGCGCCAACTGTAATTCATTTCCACACAGATACTTTCCCAGCTCTTTAATTCCAGGTATCGCAGCCTGATCAAATGAGCCTCCCTTGGTGGTAATGCTTCTATGGCCTTTTCTATTTTGGCCATGTAATCATAAGATTTTTTTAGCTCTTCATTTATTTGCTCTTGCACTTCTACTATTTTGCATACTATTTCGGAAAGCTTGTCCTCTGGGCCAGATGTACCACGGGGCTCTTTAGTCAGCTGTGTGGTAATCCTTGTGGCCGAGGTCTCCAGCTCAAGCAATTTATTCTCAAGCTGCTGTATGTTACGCTTTATCCAGTATAATTGTTGGAGGTCCTTCTTTGTCATGGGTAGCTTTCACCTCTTTCCAGTTAGTAAAACTTCGTCCCTAATTTCTAAGAAGCTTACGCTTTGCATCCTCTCGGTCAATATTTTCATTTTCTCACCTTCATCTGCTTCGTCAGGTGCTTGCAAGTAAAGCAGTTTTGAGTTCAGGATTCTTTTTGCAATAGCGTCTATCAGGTGTTTTAAACTCTTTCTTGCAGAATTCGCATTGATACCTAATTACTTGCTTCATCTCAACCCCTCCTGGCACTCTGGACAATAATGCTTCCATTCCCCGTCAACCAATCTTGTTTTCCAGCCTTCATAGTTCATGAAGTCCATTACATCTGACCAGCTATCGCACTCTTGCCCTGTTCCGCAGTTATCACAAGTGACCATGTATTTGTTTCTGACCATGTATTTGTTTCTATATATCTTCTCAATCAAGTTAATCCCTCCTTAACTTAATTTTCTGCCGCACATAGGGCAGAAATTGATTTTATGATTGTCACAGAAACCGGGATAATCTTCATCGAATATTTGTAAGTAACTACCGCTAACGCTAATGAATATCCTCGTTTCGTAGTTCTGGCAGATTGCTAAATATGCAGATGGATTTTTACAGTATTTGCAATCGCCTTCTCCATTCCATTTTTTCATAATCTTTAAAGCAATCTCAAAATGCTTCTTTTGATCCATAAGTTCCTTCTGTAACGCTTCGCTGCACTCAGCAATAATTTCATCCGATTCACGTATTGCATCTTCAAAATAAGCAATCGCTTGCTCAAGCTTTGTCATAACAATCCCTCCAATCTTCTTTTTCCCTGTGCGGACAATATGGGCTATTTTCAGGTTAAAGGCCAAGAAGTTTTCGTTCTTTTTCAAATTGCCTTGATAACCTACGCCATTTTTGCCTGTTCGGCTTACCACTGTCTTTCATAAATATCTTGATGCACCGAATGTAAAACTTTATCTTTTTCATAATTTCAATCCTCCACATAAACTTCGTGTTCTAATCGCCCATCCTCAGGACATATACTTCGAGCGCCTTACCGCCGAAAGCCTTAACTTGTTCATGATCCTTCAGGTAAATATCGATGCAAGGTCCATATCTCCCATGATCAACAACTGCGCTTCCTCGATCCTCAACAACAAATATTCCTCGATTTGGTGCATCCTTGAAATGTGGAATATAGAATACTGTTCCGAATGGAAACATAGGAGCTGCTGCACAGGTATACCATTCCCGGACTGGCCGGCCGCTGGCGGTAATCCCATACTCCGGATGGCCCGGAGCTTTTCCACACTCACTCAAGTCATAAGCAGTCACAGTTGCGATAATAGGCTCAGCCATACCCCTATTTGGGAAACCTGAACGGTCAGTAAGTTCTGTAGCATCGGCCAGGTCGGTCATAATACTTTCAATTCGTGTTTGTAGTTCCTGGACTTGATCTGCAAGCATATTAGCTTGCTCCCGGTATACTTTCTGCTGAGAAATCACCGTTTGCTGATCACTGATTACTTCACGAAGAATAGCATTCTGTTCTGAGAGATTCTGCCGATACTCTGCATCCATATGTTGCAGGTACCAAAGCCCAACGCATAGCGCAAGCTCAAGTATCAGCAGTATGTAAGCCATTAATGTTATGTATTTTTTCACTTTAATCACCCCAGTTAATCGTTTACTGTTTTTGGCAACCAATTTTTAGGAAGTGGTGACAGGTTGGTGACAGGTTTTGAAAACCTGTCACAGCTGACAACCATGCGGGTTTGAGGCCTGTCGGGTGACAGGTTTGATGAAATTCCCCAAACTTTTTTAAAATCAATTTTTATGTCCTCTTTTATGTCTTTTTCTTTAGAAATTTGAATTTCAAAAATTTTAGGGGAAATTAAAAAACCTGTCACCAAAATGCACTCAAAGCCTTTTGTCCGTAGGGGTGACAGGTTGTCAAAAAAATCTCTTAACCTGTCACCTTTTACCTAATTTATGGCAACCATAAATTTACTTTTGCTATTTATTGGTATCCAAAAAATGTTACCATGGTATGTCAGGAATTTGCTCCTGTTCATGGTCGCTATACCCGGGTCCGAATTGCAGGCTGCGGCCAAATTTCGTAAGCTGGATGTCCTCCCAGTAGCGCATAACCTTAGATTTGCCCTGTTTAAAGCCACGTTCTTTGAGCTTCAGTGAAAACTTTGTGGCGCTTATCTTGTACTCTCCGTTCCTGCTACACCAGGCTTCATACACTTTGTAGAGGTCGCCGGCCTTCAGGATTTCACCTTTTTTCTCTACAATGCATTCTGAGATGAAGGTAAACAGGGTATCCATCTCAGACTGATAACTTTCGGTGGCAGAAAGCACTTCCGCCGGTTCCTTCAGGCCATCTTTCATCCAAGCCGCACAACCTGCCAGGGCCCAGTTCAATATGCCGGGTAATTCATTCTGCAGCTTGTGACCGAGTTCCCTATCAATCTCGTTATCCGGGATAATGACATTAAACGGGATTAGCCGGATCCTTCTCCAGATACCTAAGTCTGTGCCAGAGATTTTTGGCTTATGATTTGTGGCCATCCATAGCTTAAACTCTGGCGTGAACTCAAAAGGTGATTTATAGAGTTCCTTGGCCGTAACCGGTTCCCCACCTGTCACCTGCTTGATTAAGCTCTCGGAAAACTTCTCGTTCTCTTCAGGCTCAGTCGTTGTCACAAACCTGGCTCCCTGGAGCCGGGCAATCTCCGGATAGTTTAGTGTGTCGCCACTCTTCATGAACACCTGGGCATTTGCGTTTCTTGTGTATGAGCCCATCATGGTCCTGATAGTATCCAGGAAGGTTGATTTTCCGTTTTTGCCTACTCCATGGAGGATGAAAATGCATTGTTCTTTGATGCTGCCGGTCAGGCTGTATCCCACAGCACGTTGAATGAATCGTATCAATTCTGTATTCCCATCAAAAATCCTGTTCAGGAACTTCTCCCATATTGGCGCTTTGGCATCCGGATGGTATTCTACCGGAATTACTTTGGTGATGAGATTATTCCTGCTGTGCTCAAGCAGTTTCCCGGTCCGCAGGTCAATTGTCCCGTTCTGGCAGTTCAACAGATACACGTCACGGTCAAACTGCTCTGGGAGAGTAGATATGCTTTCGAAATATGAAGCCTCCTTCAGCATATTGTCCTTTCTTCCGGTATTTCTGCTCGTGGAGAGCCAGGCTCTCAACTTCTCAGCAGCTTTACCTGAATGTTTGGCCAAAACATCTATATAACCGCGTAAACTTAAAATAGTGTCATCCACCAAGAGCCTGACTCTTCCTGCTCGGTCCTCTTCCCAGCAGACTCCGTTCCAGATTAGCCACCCTTTGCTTGGGTTGTATCTTAGGTTTTCACCGTGTCTCTCCACCAGCCTGCACGCATTCCAGGTATCGTTATAAGGACCCCATATCCATGGCGGTAATTCCCCGTTACTTTCAGCCGAGGGTGTGCCCTCAGTAGTTGATTCGGGAATCAGTTGCTCATATATTTCTATGGGCGGGATCTCATCGGGCGTCCTTTTTTGCTTTTTCTTCCCCGGAGCAGGGGGAGTGTATACCGTTTGGCAACCTGCAACTGCCTTTTCAATTGTCATCTGGCCATAAGTTTTTGATCCGGATGTAATCCGGTCCCATTTTTGCCGATAGAGTCCGGACCGGCGATATATGCGGTCTATCCTCACCTCGTCTTTCTGAGTCCAAAATGCCAGGATGTTACAAAGCGCGAGATCTGCCTCTGAGAGGCTTGAATATCCGGAGAAATCACCATTCATCAGTGATATGAAGAGGTCCCGTTGCTTGGACTCCATAATCTTGCTAATCAGCTCATCATCGCTGCAATCTAAGGGTATTGCATCTTGTTTAGGGATTGGAATATTGGCGCCGGCAGATTTTTGCTTCTGCAGATATTTCTCATGCACTATCCGGAGTTCCTCGGTACGTTCTCGCACCTCCATGTGGGCATCATCCAGGATGTTTCCCGTCATGACAAAAAATCTTTTGCTTTCGTACATTTCGATGTTGCCCCTACGCCGCTGACCGGGAGGGAGTACTCCCCGGCAAATAATATGTACTCCCTTCCCGCTTTGGCTCATTTCGGTGTAGCTGTCCAGGATATCTATGATGTCAATGGCTTCGCTGGTAAAGCCATTTTCATCGTGGCATTTATCAATATCCACACCGATCCAGCCGTCACCCAGCACGAATCCGATGCCTTGCAATTGGCATTTCTCAATGGCGGCTATGGCCGTTTGATAGTCAGACCAGGTTGATGGTTTGTTGACCATAGCTCCGCCCCCGGTACGGGGATTGACGGGCACTTTTGTAGGCTGCCCGTCTCTCTCTTCCATTTTCCATCCGACCCAGCGTCTCTGCGCTTTCATTTCATCCGGAATGTTGTTAAAATTCATTTGTGCATGCTCCTTTAATGATCAGAATGGAATGTTTAACATTTCAGTGATTTCACTTTCGGGAATCCCCGCATATTTGAGGAATTTTATCAGGAAGTTCAGGGTATCCATAAGATTCATGAAATGCGGTATGTACGGCTCTTTTTGTTGCATGGGGACTTTGGGATCGTCCAACCAGTTTCCCATTTTGTTATGCTGTCCGAGATACTCCTTAAAGCGGTTCAGAATTACTTCCTTCTCGTAAATTCCCAATTCGATCTTCAATGAGAAATCCGGGTTTAGCGAGAAGGATAAACATGATTTTTGCAGTTCCATATATATCCCCCCTGGTCAGGCGGTTTCCCATGGATACATTGGCACCTGCTGATTGTTCTGTGGCATAGCCGGAGGCGGTGGATTCTGCGGGGCCCGGTATCCTCCTGCGCTTTGTGATGACTGGGAAGGACTGTTCTGATAATTCTGCTGGGGTGGAGCGTTATGCGATTGCTGGTGTTGCGTTTGCTGGTACTGTCCTCCTTGCTGTACCGCGCCCTGATTTCCGGCTTTCTTGTCGTCAGCAAAATCAATCTTTTCAACAACGACTTCCCAGCCATAACGGGTCTGGCCTTGCTGATCCTGCCAGGTAAAGGTCCGGAGGTTTCCCTTCACAATTGCTTTTTTGCCTTTGAAGTAATACCTTGATATATGCTCTGCTTGTCCGCCCCACGATGTGCAGGGTATGAAATCGGTTGTGTTCTCCTGCCCTTCACCGTTGTATCTATCAACGGCGAGCCGGAACCGGCACACAGCTTTATTGTTCTGTGTATATCTTAATTCAGGGTCGTCGGTTAACCGTCCGCAAAGAATCACTTCGTTAATAGTCATGCTTGATACCTCACTTTCTGACTTTTGGGCCGCCGTATATTTCACAGCCCAAGCTTCTATATACTCTGACCCTTTCCCGTGCCCAGTTCCTGAGTACGGGAACCCGTGAATCATATATGTCATAAACTGTTGGCTTACCTTTGCCCTCAAAAGGACGCATGATACGGCCAACAGATTGCTGAATGGAAGTTTTATCTTTAACTGGTGTGGCCAGCACCAGTTTATTGAGACGTGGAATATCCAGGCCCAGCTTGGCCAGCTGATATGTGGCAAACAAGAAGTGTGCCTTGCCTTCCCGCATATCCTTGATGGCTGCCTCCCTTTCTGACCGCTTTGTGGTACCATTGATGAACCGATACTCGTATTGGGTTCCAAAGTAATCGGAAATGCGCTCCAATAAGTTTTCCAGATGATCCAGGGAATGCCCCAGCACCAAAGTGGAATCACCCGGTTCCTGTTTCGCCAGGATGCTCAGGATAACCCTGTCCCGCAATGCATCCTCACGCATAGCTTGGTACATCTGCTGAACCGACAGCATTTTCTTTTCCCCATCATCGTCGGTGCCCTGATCATACTGGAAGTCAGTTTCTATAAATTCAACAGTAGGCGTCACAACCTTCAGCCGCGGATCATCCTGTGGCACTTCGTAGAATTTAGGGCCTATGACATGGAACATGGTCTCGATGAGCCCGTCAGAACGGAACTCGCTGGCCGTCAAGCCAAACCGGTAGTGTGCGGGAAACTGTGAAATAACAGACTCAAACATCCGTGCCTTGGCCGCATCCTTATATACCAGGTGGCTCTCATCCACAATCACGCAGCCGAATTTATCTTTGATTGCCGATAGATCCCGCCGGCTTAGTGTCTGGACTGTTGCAAACGTCATATGGGTGCCTATCGTCATGGTGTCTGCCTGGATGAGCCCGATCTGGTGACCAGTCAACCCAAGGTTATCAATGGCGCATTTCATTGATTGGTTCAGCAGATCCATAGTGTGGGTAATCCAGAGGGTGGGTTGCATGAGCTCTGCAGTAATGCCCATGGCCGTTGTTGTTTTTCCCGCGCCGCACGGCATAATGATGCATCCCTGCTGCCAAGCCCTGGCCAACTCCAGAGCCGGAGACTGGTAGTCTCTTAATTTGGGCATCCTTGGGAATTCAATATATTCGCAAAGCACTCTGGTATCAGAAATCTGCAGATCCTGGCCAGCAATTTCATACAGTCTGGCGTAATACCCTCTGGGTAAAGTCAAAACCCCGTCTTCTTCTTTCCAAAGCTTTATGTACTCTGGTCCGCAGACAAAGCGGTTAAGGCCCATTCTCATTTTCTTGATGTAATCAGGATTCTTTATGGTGAGTTCTGCCTTGATTAGGTTTTTGAGCAATGCAGGTGCATCCTTCAGATGCAGCATGCTGTCAATTGTAAGTATCATGATTTCCCCACCTTCTTGAAGCAACTCAGATCCCATCCCCCGGAAACCCGGGGAAGCTCCGGGAAGTCCAGCATATTGATGCTGCCCCTGCATCCGGAACATACGGCATCCCGGACCTGATACCATGGAATCAGAAATGCCCGTTTTGTTCCTTCTGCTTGCCATATCCCAATGATGAAAGCGTGCTCCCGGCCAACCTGCTTCATGAACTGGTCCAGGCCCCGGCGCTCATTGGGAGTGATGCTCTTGGTGTTGTATGCTATTCTGGGCTCCCGGCGTACTTTGACTTCCACAGCATATCCCCCGCCGGGCGGGATGATCAGTTTATCGAAGACGGTGCCGTATCCAGCATTGACCAGCTTATGGTTCCAGAGCCCGGCTTTCCGGAGGGAAGCGGTAATGTCCGCTTCCCCCCTAGCCCCGCGAACCTGCTTATCCTTCTGAGTCATCTTGGCCTGAGTTTTGACTGAGTGTAAGTTCTTCATATTCCTGCGAGAGCTCTGTTTCATCCTTTGCACCTTCTTCCTCTTGCTTTAAACTCACACTTTTCAAAGCTTCGATGATCTCTTTATTCTTGGTTCGCCATGGGGCCATAACAACGGTACCAACTTCGTTGAACCAATATGTTAAGGATGAATCATCAACAATCCTGCAGGGGCCTATCGGCATTGATTCTGTATCCAGATCTGCCTCATGGGGATCAACCATGGCCAGCAGGCCTACATCGAAAGCAAAGACCTCTTTACTGGCTGAATCCTGAAAAAGCCTCAAAGTTACAGCTTCATCCAAGAGGATGTCCGTTGCAACGAGCTTATTTGTAACCAGCCAGCGTTCCTCCAACCGTTTTTCATACATGGGATCAAACACCTGAAGCTGTGGGAAGGGCAGGCTTTTGCTAACCTCAACTATCTGGCCGGGCTTTGGAATGTCTCCGATCAATTCCACCACAAGGGCTTTCACTTTATTGGCCAAATAGTTGCTGTCTATGTATACAGCCCAGCCCGCGGTCCAAAACATGAGCACATCAGCATCGTATTTCTTGTCATAGAGCATTCCAATAAGGATTGACCTGTCCTTATAGGCCCTTTTTACTTCTTTCTCAAACTTCCCAAGATTAAGGAACATCCGTATCACCCTTTCCTTAAAGTTTTCTAAGCTTGCTTCCCGATTCAGTTAGCTCAACATACAGTTGCTGTGGAAATTTGCTCTTCATGTTGTGATCGTGGCTGATTGCGACTATACGCATTTCCGGATACCGGGCATGAATCGTCTCCAAGGCCATGCAGTATGCTTCAACGCCCTCAGCATCCAGGAAGGGCGGCTCGTCGACAAACATCATCCCCAGCTGTAAGCCGACCCGGGAGGCCTTCAGGATGGCCAGCGCGAAAGATACCGCTAAGGCTGCCCGGACTTTTTGTCCGCCGGACCGTGCCAGATATGGTAGCTCCCCGTTGTCGACATCAATGATGACGATATCCAGCGTTGCTACCTCTTTGGATTTGTTTGTCTTGAGCTGCCTTTCTGTCCGGAATTCCAACCTCATACGGCCACCGGTCATCTGGCCGAGTATTTCATTTGCGGAGGCTTCCAGTTCAGGAATGATATCGCGGATGATTTGATGAGGTATACCGTCCCGCCCAAAGGCAACTGCCAGAATCTGCAGCCTCGTCTCGCGTTTAGCTGTCTCACTAATGGCTTGAACGACTTCCTGCAGCTTGTTCTGCTTCCCGTCCAGCTCCTTCAGCTTTTCCTCAATGCTTCCCAGTTTCTTCATTAGCTCGGACAGTTCGCCTACCAGGCCATTGACTTCAAATTCCAGACGCCTCTTTTCGCTCCTAACCACATCCACATCCTTCAGGAAGTCTTGAAGCTTTTCTTTTTTCTGCTGAAGGGTAAGGATTTCGGCCTCAATATCAGCAACGTCCTTTTGGAGATCCTGAAATTGATTTCTGGCGGTTTCCAGATACTGCTTCGCAGCTGGCAGCTGGGCATATCGTTTTTCCTGCTCGGCCAACTCGGAAAGGCTCTTTCGGATGGCATCTGCTCTCCGGAGGTTTGCCTCAAGGCCTGAGAGTTCATTTTCAAGTTTTTCTTTGATAGCACTTTTCTCGCTTATGGATCTTTCAACTGCAGCTACTCTTTCCGCCATGAGGTCAATCATCTGTCTGGCTGCCTCACATGCCTGGATACCTTGCTTAAGCTCGTTATAACG